ACAATGACAGCGGCAATAGCTACGGATTTAAGAACCTTACCCACGACCGACCTCCCATGCGTTCAACCACTCAGAGCGGTCAACATAGGTATACCCTATTTCGCTGACGAAAACAGCCTTTGAACCAATCACAATGCCAAGGCATCCGTCATACAAGACTATATCCCCAGCTTGAGCGAACCCAACAAGGATGGATGTGAACTTTGAGTCGGTGAATTGCTCAACGTCATCAAAGCCAAGCCGTTTTAAGACCCGTAGAGAGCCAATCTGGCTGTCATAGCTATCAGTGATGTCAGCCATCGGGTTTTCGCCTGTAATGGCCTCTACAGCGCCCGCAACGAAGTGAGCGCAATCATGGCTACCGTACTGAAATGGCAAATCCCGCTTTGAGATCAGATAATCTGAAAATTCTTGCTCCCAATTCGATTTCCGTTGGCTCATCGGGCAATCTCGTTGAGTCCAAACCCTTCGCGCATACCGTTGCCACCACCAAATGGCGTTGATAGGCCAGCCTTGTTAGCGCCATTTGCAGCGGCAATAGACCGTGCAGCCGATTCATCCCCTGAGTCGTATTCCTTCTGCATCTGATAGGTCTTGTTGGTGGTTGTCGTCAGCGTGACCAGATAATGCTCAATCGTCATCGTGATTGTCTGCGAATCAGGTGATCCGTTAATCATGATGTCATTCATGTAGCCGGTGTAATAGCCATAGACTTCACTACCGACTTGGTTCTCGTTCTCATCGACAACGTACCACCACAGCCGAGCCGTGCGCCCCTGCCAATTAGAACGGTCACCAATCGTGTTCAGGAAATCGGCATTGTTGACGATTAGACCCGACATAGACACCGACACCTGATTGGAGCCAGCCTCGTCATGTTGCACCTCAGACACGCTAATCAGGTCTGACGGGTATGACACATAGGTATCACCATCCAGATCGGGATCACCCGTGCCTGAGAATGTCTTGTCATACAGCCCCGTACAGGCCCGTAGAGGGTCACCGACCACATCTAGGTAACAAACCCACCTAGCATAGACCAGTGGAGCCTCAATGGCGCTCTGAAGGGTCGGAGATAGGTTAGACATTAGAACGACTCACGAAGATTGAATGCCATCGTGTATACCAGACCGGGTTCGACCGAATATCCGGGGTCTTCCACGAAATACATCAGCGCATACGGGTTCTTGAACTCAATCGCCGCGTTATCAGCCGGAGCCACCCGAATTGCTGGCTCAAAATAGATCACAGCCTGACCAGAACCATTCGATGTGATGTTCTGCGTAAGCTGAAGAAGCTGGTTGCCAATCGTCACGAATTGACCAGCCTGAAGGACCGTCGTCGAGTTGGGCCAGCCATCCGTATTAAGCTGACGGCCAGTTTGACTTCCGCCATTAATCAAAGGGATCGCCACAGAAGATGATTGAGCGACTGAATTGACTGGAACCTGAAAGTCATTGGCAGCGCCTCTCGCCTTAGCCAAAAAGGCCCGCCAAGCGTTGACAGCCGTCTCGCCAACAATCGGAGGCAAGTTGAGGCTGCATTCCCACCAGCCGCGACCAGAGGCGAGAACCTGACGCGCACCCGTCCATGCAGACACATTTTGCTGTGCTGGCTGAACCAGACGCCACGACATCGATGCGGGCTTAGGTGAGCTAGGAAATGTAATTGTAGCCATTATCCGATAGTCCCCGGCAGACGGGCGCGGCCCGCTGTTTTGAGTGTACGATTTTGAGCGGCAGCAATGATGTACGGAGCAGCTTGAGCGATACCCAACTCAACTTGCTGACGAACAGCCGCAGGGTCTGACGCGCCACGGGCATCCACATTGACGACCATGCCGCCTCCAATGCCGTTATTTGGCACGATAGAGCCGCTGCGAGACGGAACAAACATCTCAGGTCCGCGTTCTCCAACCATGTACGGCTTACCAGATTGCACTGGTCCGCCAATGGCTCTTGGCGTCATAGGTATGCCCGTTATGGCGCTAATCCCCTTGCCAATGAAACCGACAATTTGCTGCACCACGAACATCTCAAATAGCTTACTGATTACCGAATCGATGACATTGCCCATCACTTGTTTGAAGCTCATCGCTCCAGTGATCATGCCTTTAATGCCCTCAGAAAATGCTTGTCCCATTGCCTCAGAAGCCGACTTGATCTTATCAATAGGCTTATACATTTCCTCTAAATTCTGCGCGGCCTGATTGTCCTTAATGGTTTCATTCAGCTTTTGCTGTTCAGCAAATGCGTCAGCACCCAACTTGATATTATCGCGTGTCGTATTTGCATAAGCCTTTGAATAGTCATCAAGGACTTTCATGGTCTCCTTCATGCCATCATTGATGCTGTCATTAAGGGAGATGATTTCATTTTTGGCTGCATCAATAGCAGTCTTGCCAGAACCAGTTCTTGCTTTACCAAGACTTGGCTCAAGAATCGCCTTATTGCGTTGCTGAATAGCCTTTACGCTTTCAGTTGAAATGGCTCTGCCAATATCGCCCTTGATATTGTTATATTCATCAGTTGCGGCTTTTAACTGCCCTTCGGCGGATGCCAATTGTGAGCGAAGACCTTGTTGCACTTGAGCTTGGCTTTCAGTCATAGCAGCGCCACCAAGAGCAAGAGCGTCTTTTAGGCTTTTAACCCTTGCTTCTAGGCGACCCATTTTCGCTGCCGCATTGGCAGATGCAATACCGCCCTCAGTAAGAACCTTGGTGAGATCGCTTACAGTGGCGCTAGATTCAATGAATGCGTTTACTGATTTACGAAATGCATCAGCGGCAGTCTCAGCCGCTTCTTTTGTCTCCATCAGCTTTGCAATAAGGGGACCAAGCACACTAATCCCAATAAGAATAGCAGTTCCCCACGGGCCAGAAAGAAACGCGCCAAATCTACCAAGCGCACCACCGGCCTGACCAAGCGTATATGTAACGTCACCGACTTGCTGAACGAACGCAACCATCGGAGATGTGCCATTGGCTATCTGACCAGCAAACTGGTTAATTTGCATACCAGTTTGAGAGAATGCCTGACGCTGCTGTCTGATCGCCTTTTCAGACTCGCCCAATGTGCTTTTCAGCTTGGCTTGAGTTGTATCAAGACCTTGAGTAGCTGCCTTGACCTGATTGACTTCACGCTTGAGTTGCTCAAACGCCTCACGGCCCACCAGCTCGGCAACGAGAGATACCCTAAGCTGCTCTAATTCTGCCGCCATTGTTCTCTCGCTCCCGCTCTAGTCTAAAATAGGCCACCCACTCGTTATACTCGTCAATTGAAATAGTCTCAACTTCGTAAATGAATCGGCCAAGTCGATCCGCCAAGGCAACCAAATTGTACCTAAACGGATCGGCCCTTAGTTTTTTTCCTGTTCCTCAACCGTATCAGATGACATGAATGCGCCAGCGACACGAGTAATGAGAGTCAAAGGCTCACGCATCAAGGTGGGCTTATCCTCAAGCCCAAAGAGCTTGTTGCCGTCCTTATCCTCTGCCTTCATTACAATGATCTCGACCATGCCAGCCATTGTCATGTTTTGCAGGAAGTTCGGATGCTTACGTTGCACCTTGTCCATTTCGATAGCCAGAAACGGCCCGTAATAGACGATCTGGGGAGAGGAATCATCCTCCCCCCACTCAGGTACTTCAATGCTCTTACGGGCAGCGTCCTGCCGCGATGCGAGACGTTTAGCTAGACTCATAAATCCCCTTTCTTAGTTTAGCTTACGATGCTGTGCTGAGTGTCAGCGCACCCGTTCCTTGGAACGAGAAGCTGGCTTCAACAAGGCCGTCAAATGACGAATTGATGGTCGTGCCAGTGATGATGGCCGTTCCGCTGTAATACTTGTCGCCAGTCGTAGCGCCTTCAGGATACAGGTTGAGGGTCACTTCAGAGCCATCAACAAGCGCACCTTGACCTGTCGTATCAGTCTCATCCCAGAAGCAATCCAGCGAACCAGACCAGCCCTTGAGCGTGGTCTTAAACGTACGCCATGAATCACCCATCGTGGTATCTTCAGCCGTATCGGCTGTCGTTGCGACAGAGAACGAGCGGATTTCAGCGACTGTGTTAGAGCCGACCTTTACAGTACCTTCACTTCCAGTATGCGTAGCCATTATTCAATCTCCTCAGAATCAACGATTTCAACCGGCTCAACAACCGGCTCAACAACGAGCGTTTCAGCCCTATCAGCGGGATGCCAGCCCTTCTCTGCGAAAGACGGCAAGTCACATTCAGGAACCGCAATGGGTTCCTTAGCGTCTTTGTGATGAACAATAATCAACTTCATCTTGCAGTCTCCACATCGTTGATTGCGGTGATATATTCAGCCGCAAACACAAGCCGTGCCGAGGAGATCGGCTTCTCACCATCGGTTATGATGTCAACCTCCGTGCTTGCCAATATACAGGACTTTGCCAGACCATTCAATTGATAGTCTGCCGCAATGGCCTCTTCAACATTTACGCAAAGGGTGTCGATAGTGTCTTGAATGGTCGTGCTAGTCCCTTTGCATAGGATATGCACGGCCACATTGATTACCCGGCGAATCGTTCTGCTACCAATCGTGATAAGCGCAGACGATTCATCCATCGTGTAAACAAGGATTGCGGGCAGCTTAGAGTCATCCAAGGCATAGCGGCGCATCTTGTAGACGTTGCTGCCAGTCGTAGGCAGACCTGTCAGCAAGGTCGCTATACGGTCGCGGATTTGCTGCCTAACGTGAGACATCAGTTGCGCTCCATCATGAGCGTTGTGACACCAAGCCCATCAGTCGCAACAATGCGTACCGTATAGGTGATGCCGTTAATCTTGATTGTATCCCCTTCAGCCGCCGTAGGGATGTCTACAGTGCGACAAACGTAGGTTGGCTTAGGGATGGTCACATCCATCATTTCCGTCGCTGTGACGCTTGCATGAGGGTTGTCAAAGATGCCGCTAATCGTGATCGGGCGCTTGTTGGTCTGCGTGTACACAGCCTCAGTCCCGAAATCGTCGAGTTCAAAGAAGATAGCCAGATCGTCAGTGGACTCAACGCCCATTGGATGTCCTCTTAGTGCGGACCAAAGGCTTAGGATCGCGGACCTCTACGGGTTCAACGCGATTCTCAATAACCGCCTCATCATGCGGCACAGCCTTGCCATAGGCCATCAGGGCTTTGCCCTCGTCTGCCCGGACTTCCACGATGTCGCCTACCTTACAGAGAGCGCCACCAGCTACAGTCGATTTGATGATGCGATACTTCATAAATCCTCCAAAGGTTCGGGGATGGCCGACTTCCAAGACCATCCCCGTCCCCTAGACGTTACGCAGCCGGTGTGCCGAGTGCGAACGAGACAGCGTGACGAACAGCCACATCGACGCTTTGCAGAGCGACAACGCGGACAGTACCTGTCGTGGACGCGGTGTAAGGATCGACCGTCAGGTCAAGCCCACCCCACATACCAATCAAGCAGTCGCTGAAGTTACCGAAGAGGAGGTAACCGGCAGTCGCCTGATTCGACACAATGGTACGGTAGCCGTTCATCGTGCCATCGGGATCGACAGCGAAGATCGCCTGATTGGTGGCCTTAGCCGTCGTCTTCAGCGTACCATAGAGGCCAGCCGGAGCGATGTAGGCAAGGTTGCCAAGCAGAGCGTTGTCTTCAGCAACAAGCGTTTCCAGACCAACGATTTCAGCCCAAGTCGGGGTCGCACCGGCAAACGAGTCGGTGTTGATGCCCGAAGTGGAATACAGACCCGTCGGCTGACCCGACGAACCAGTACCCTTCAGAGCGCCAGCGTCAATCGCCAGAGCCAGAGCCTGAGTCAGGTCATCACGAACCAAGGCTTCAATCGAAGGCGTGGACTGAAGGATGAGCTGACGGGTCATGTCCGAGAACGCACCAACGGTCTTCGGCGTCAGGCTGACAGTGCCGAAAGTCGGTTCGGACTCAGAAGCCGCGCCACCTTCAGTGCTGATCCAGCCAGCCGACGAAGCAGCCGTCTTCTTCGGAATCGCGACGTTACCAACAAGACCCGGCATCATACGAGCGCCAGCTTGCATGACAGACGAAGCATTGCGGAGAACGTCGATAAAGTCGCCAGCCATCAGGTTGGTGGCAACAATTTCGTTGTCGTCCGAGGTGTTCAGGTCGCGCTTGCCCCAGTTGCCCAGAACATCGGCAGGAACCATAACGCCCTGTGCAGTCGTGCCATAAGCACGAGCAGCGGCTTCCGACGCTTCGAGTTCGAAACGAGCAGCTTCTTGAGCGGCACGGTCAGTCGGATTTGCGAGAGCGCGGATGGCACGAACCACCGAATACTGACGCGTTTCCTTCTTGCTCAGACCGATTTCCTTGTTGTCGAGCGGCTGATTGCCAATGACTTCAAGGAGTTCACCACGGAACTGATCGATGCTCTTACCGGCAGCAATAGCAGCACCAGCAAGATCGGCTTTGTTGTGACGCTGACCCAGCTTCACGATTTCAGCGGCATTGTCAGAAGCAGCTTTGGCAGCTTCCGCACGAACCGCATCCAGATTGACTTCACTCATGTTAGTGTCCTTCTTAACGGATGGTTCAACTTTAGGTTCGGGTTCGGGAGCTACCGAGCTACGACCCACACCAACTGACGGGTCAGCGGGAATCGAAACAACGGAAACTTCCATAGGGGACCAAGATTTGACGCGATAAGCATTCTTATCGTTCGCATCCCGCTCCATTTTGTTCACGCGATAACCGACGCTGACGTTGCCCCGGATACCGTCGAGAACATCCTGATAAACCTCTTGAGCGAGTGCGGATCGACCGAAACGCACCTTTGACCGCAATACACGGTCGCCGTCGAGGCTCACAGATTCGATAACACCGATTTGCTTCTCAGGATCATGATCCAGAAGCAGCGGTGCGCGGCCAGAGCGAAGGAACTCAAGATCGATTGAGTTTTCGCTATGGTCGAGGATTTCTTTGCCGAAGCTGCGTTCAACGCCAAGCTCGGACGAAACAGCAATGTAGACTGACCGAGTAGCCTCATCGACCACCTTGGCTTCCATCGCATTTGCACGATGAACGATTTCAGGCATCGCCTTACGGTCAAGCGCATCAGCAATCTCAACAGCCGCATCAACGTCTTCAACGCTGACTTCAGGCTGATCTTCTTCCATCGGCGTATCGGATGTGTCGATTTCGATTTCGACCTTTACCGTTGCGCGAGTTTCCAACTCTTCGTCAGCCATTTCACGTTCTCCAGTGGCTTCTTCAAACATTATGGGCGTGTGGTCATGGTCGCGTAACCATGCCTTTGCTTGAGCGACAGTATACCGATTTTTATCAAAACGAATAGCCTGTAACTCAGTGCCGCCATCAGCAAGGATGCCGAAGATAAAATCAATGCCGGGACCACCAGCATCATTACGACGGCGAAAACTGTCGTACTTGCTAGGATCATGCAAACGTGCCGCGTGTTCATTTGGGAACGGGCGTTCATCGTATGAGCGTTCGTTGTCCATTCCTGCGACTTTATCCTTGGCCCAAGAATAACCCGCATCACCGCCCCAGAGCGCCCATGCGATACGACCATTTGACGGATAGCCATCTTCACCGGGACGGAATCCTTCTGCTTGCTTATCGACCTCATGACGGCTGAAGAAGCTATACATCCGCTTTACAGTATCATCGCTAAGGTCACGACCATTTACGATGTCACGCGCACGAGCGATGCCAACCTCAGTGCCGCCACGACCAAATTCGCTGCGCCAATCAAGACCACGCTGGGCCTCTGTCTTCATGCCGTCACTAGGCTTGTTGGACATCTTGGCCTCCATCTTGAGGTGTCATACCTTTAGCGGCTTCATTTCCCCCAAACGGCTCAAATGCCAATGCAAGCCCATAGCTGTCAGCAAGCTCCTTATCGCGCTGCCAAGTGCTATATACCTCATCGATGTCACGACCGTCCTGTGCGGCTATCTCAGAGGGCGTCAGAAGGCCATTTTGCATACCCGTGACAGCCGCATTCATTTCCTTCTGCGGGTCAATCCAGCTAAACCCACGCGGACGGAAGATGGTCGCCTGAAAGAACTTGTCGAATTTTGTCGGAGGGATGCTGATAAAGCCAAATTCCATCACATGACGCAGCCACATTTCGTAAATCGGAAATGCGAGATGGTCGATCAGGAACCGCTGCTCAAGCCGATAAAAGTCACGCTCTTCCAGCGCACCCTGACGGATGGACGAATAGCTGGTCCCCTCAAGGTCACCAGATAGGCTGGAATAGCTAACGCCAAGACCAGAGGCGATCCCCCGTAGGATGCCCTTCTGGAAGTCACTGAACGCCGTTGACGGATGCGACGGGTCAAATGACTTGAAATCTACCCCTTTCGGCAGTTGGTGCATGGTCCCCGGTTCAACGTCCATGATCGGCACGGTGTCGTCATACCCATCGGCATTGAAATCGTCGCCAGTGTCAGATGTGAAGAAACCCATCTTCGACGCAGCGATACGGCTTGCAACCAATTCAGCCTCACGATGAGCATTCATCATCTTGAGAGCCGTCATGATCGGCGCAAATGCTGTTTCTCCGCGTGTCTGCCCAGCACGGTTCGGAGAGTAGTAATGCAGGATTTGCTCCGCAGGGACGCGAACGCTAACTGTTTGATTTAGCGTGGTAAAATCATAATCGCCGGGATGACCCTGACGAACCCAATAAGCCACCGGGCGACGATAGCGGTTAAGCTCAACACCCATACGGATGTCGTTACCGTTCGGCAGCTTCTGGTTCTTCTGCTCATCAATCAGGTCGGCTTCGATGATGTTCAGCGCAAAGCCGTATTTGAATGAAGGGCCGCGCACGACCTGAATAAAGGCTTCACCATCGCGCTTCATGGCTTCGGTGCAGTATTTCTGCACATCGGCAAAGGTCATGCGGCCATCAACCGTGCAAGACCGCGCCCAATCGGCAAATGCCCGCTCAATCTGGTCGTTTCCGATTACATCCAGCGAATTGTCGGCATTCCGCGCCTTAACCTGTAGATTCAGGCCATAATCGCCAACCACATTGACCCGCATCAGGTTCAGGAACCGGCGGGCATAGGGATCATTGCGGGACAGATCGCGGGCGCGATTGCGAAGCGTGGTAAGGGCAGGGCGAAGCTCAGTATCGGCGCTGCGATTGCTGGCCTTAAAGTCCTCAAACAGCCGCCCTTGGTTGGCAGCGGCGTAATTCCTCCGGCCAAGATCACGGGCAACGCGAGTCTGCGTCTTTTTTGATACGGATGGTTTCAGAAAGTCCCAGAATGCCATTACAGAAACCTCACTTTGACGGTCGCATTGCTAGGCTTACCAGCCGCGATAAGAGCATCCTGCTTTTCCTTGGCTACTTCCTTGCGGTAATAGTCGCGCCACATCATCAGGTCGGTAATGCTCATCTTAGCCAGAGAGCGGCCCTGAATGCTGTAGCTGGAAACGTCCTTATCGGCCCGTCCCTCAAGCAGTGACTGAATCTTTTGCACCATAATCGCCGCATGAGAGCGATTGTCGGCCCCATTTTGGTCAAGATTGGCAAGCAACTGAAGATCACCAGTGCCAACCGCGACCTTTGCGCTATCGCTTTTACGGCTGATGAAGGCTTGCCAGACATAATCGCCAGCAACCATCGTGGTCGTAATGTTCGATGTCAGGCTGGCAAGGAATGCGCCATCGGATGCCGTGGTGGCTGTAACCGTCTTATCGACGCCAGCGCCGCTCTTGAGCCGGATGTTGTAGATCAGGTCATAGGATGCTGGTGCATAGATGTCAGACAGGTCTGCCCGTTTCCACTGCACCAGTGTGCCAATCACGACAGATGTCGGCTCAGTGGCTAAAGCGTTGTTTTGATCAAATAGGTTAACCATTATTGCCCCCACCGAATGCCGGAAACGTGCGCTGACATTTCTTCAGGCGCTTGCAATGGCGACCGGGACGACGAATACGACGCTTGAGGCGAAGGGGTGCAGCAACAACTTTAGATGCCTTAGCCATTCTACCTCCAACTGTTCGCGAAGCCCCCCGCGCCGGGTCTTCTAGTCAATTTCCTTGGATCAGCCAATGGGTGTTGCTTCTCAGCCTTAGCCACGGGTCGCTCCTTGGCAGATACATTAGCATAGAACTTGTTGTAAACGCTATCCATATTCACGTTCAAAATCGCTAAAGCTGCAATTCCGTACACGCGAACGTCCAAAGCCTCGTTTCTGGTGCGCGATTTGACCCAAACGCGGTGAGCAAAACCCTTGTTATACTTGATAATCTGTCGTTCTGCGGTCAACTGCTTGAAGTATTCAGCGTCACGGCTGTCGGGGAAATGGCAGTAACCGGGTCCGGGTTCATCGATACGAAGGCGCGAATAGAGCAATTCCTTGGCTGTATCGACACCAATTGGGTAAAGCGGTACTTTACCTATGTTGTTTTTCGACGGTCGTCCGACGATAGGCTTACCCTCACCACCCACCCCCTTGATGGCAAACACCCGCTGCCGGGTCTTGGCATAGTTGTAGACTGCACGGGTATGGTGACCACCAGAGTCGATGCAAGTGGCGCGGACAATCATCTCTTCGCCTGTCGGATGCTCATAGGTCGTGCCTATGATGTCGTCCAAATCCTTCCATATCTTGGGCGATGATGGGTCACCGTAGATCACATGGTACGCGACAGACCAATTCTCTTCAGCCCTCGACCACCCAATGATTTCGCATTCAAGGCGGTCGTCCTGAACGTCAACGCCAGCGGTCAGAAGCACCGCCTCCTCTGGTATCCCATCGTAATCTTCGCGCCGTTCATAGACTGACAGGTCATCGACGCCCTCTCCCTGATCCTCCCATGTCTCGCCAAGGAACGTATTCACGAATGTCTTGAGGCGCATCGGGTCTTTACGGGCTGCGAGGAACTCTTCAACCGCGTCTGCCAGCACAGCCCACGGGCTATAAAGGGCATTCAGATGGAACCCTGCCACCCCATTGAAGATGTCGTTGGCCTCCCAGTATCCCTTGGATACGGCTTTTCGTCGATCTGCGTCATCCCAGACAGACCCGCAATGCTCACAGGCATAGTGCGCCGTCTTGGGATTACCATCCTCCCAATGAACATTCGCCCACCGAAGTTCCTGATGCTCACCGCAATCATAGCACGGGACCATGAACTTGCGCTGGTCGCTTTCGAGATATGCCGACTCAATCCGGCTGGCATCCTTGTTGGTAGGTGTGCTGACCAAGATAACCTTGCGGTTCCAGAATGTCGCGGAACGTCGCTTGGCAAGTTGAACAGGATCGCCCTCTTCACCCGCTGATGGCGGATAGCGGTCAACTTCGTCGCACAGAACGACGCGAATTGGGCGCGATGCAAGGCTTGCAGGGCTATTTGCACCCACCAATGATAGTGCGCCGCCGGGGAATATCTTATGCAGTGTCGTATTCCCGCTTTCCTTGCCCCGATTATCTTTAACCTTTTCGCGCAAGCAAGGCGTAGAGCGGAGAAGGCCAGCCGTGATACGGTCCTTTGAGAAAGATTGAGCCATATCAACAGTAGGTTGCATCATTAAGATCGGCGCAGGGTCATGTGCCATATGGTAGCCAATCGTGTTGAGCAGCATCTCAGATTTACCCAATTGAGCGCCGCACATCACCACCACCTCTTTGACGATAGGGTCAGAGCAAGCATCCATGATACCGCGCTGGTATTCGGCGCGTGACGTAATCCAGCGACCGGGTTCTGACGAACTCTGGCTATCCAAGCGGCGCTCAAGGTCTGCCCATTCTGCAACCGATAGGCGGGGCGGCGGACGTAAACACCCAATAGCCTCCATCAAAGCGTCTTTAAGCGCCTCTCTAGATTCTGGACGGGTAAAATATTCATTCATTATCTGATTTCACCTTTTTAGGGCGACCGCGCTTTTTCTCAGGTTGAGGGTCAGGCTCATCTTCCTCAATTAGAGTCGCCATTTGCGTCGGGTGAATCTCAGGATTGTAATTGGATAGCTCGTTCAAAGCCTCATAAATCTGGTCTTCGATGATCTGCTTGATAATGCCAGCGTCATCTTCTGTTGCCACAATCGGCGCTATTTTGGTCGGAAGACTAAGCATTTTGGCTCGGCAAGCATTTAGCACATCAGCCCAAGCCTTGACCACATCTTCGGTATTGCAAAGCTGAAGCCGAGCTTGAGCTAATTCCATCTCAGCCATTTCGGCATCCGCGTTCATCTTGCGGGTTCTGGCTTGATCGTAATCAGAACCAAGCATCACACCGCCAGTGGTCGGCGCTCTATTAGTTGGCAATCTATCGCGGTTACTCATAACGGGTAAACTCTCCGTAAATTTCTTCGTATTTGGCGTTTCTTACCGCGATTGCCTCCTCCAGCGTCTTAAAACGTCCAAGCCTGTGGAGTTTGTTATCATATCTGATGAAAACCCCATACCTTTGGCGGTCAGGCTCCCATTTAATATTCTTATGACCTGAAGTATTATTTTTATACATTCTGGTGTTGGCATTGTTCTGAGCTTGAGTGGCTTCGCGCAAATTGCACAAGCGGTTGTCATCACGAATGCCATTGATGTGGTCCAGTTGGTCTTTGGGCCATTCGCCATGATAGATCAGCCAGCCAAGACGATGCACAGCAACGCTGTATTTCTGGCCCCACCATAAAAACTCAAATCTAAGATACCCTCTTGCATCATGCCGACCAACCTTTTGGCCGACCAAAGCGGAACTGCGAGCAATTTTTCGTGTAACGATACCTATTTCCGCGTCGTAATCGAACATTTCTCGCGCAAAATCTGCGTCAAATGGGTTCTTTGGCTTCGTCACTATCATACTCCTTATCTTACCCATAACATGGATGGGTAAAATCGCAAAGTGCAATAGTCCAAAATACCCTGTGTGTTTTTTGGCTGGATAGTCCGAATCACC